TCACCTTCTATTCTGTCCGGTGCCGGAGTTTCTGTCCGTTTCTGTCCGGCGTTCTCGATTTGGCCTAAGCGCGATGGCAGCAGCCGCAGCCCGATTGTGATCCGGGTGATGGTGGCCGTAGACGTCCTGCAGGATCTCAAGCGTCATGCCCAGCATTCCGGCGAGCGCATAAGGATCTGCGCCGTTCTGCATGCCCCAGGTCGCGGCGGTGTGGCGCAGGATGTGCGGCGTGACATCGGGGCCGAGGCCGGCCGCTTCGCGCACTGCTCGGAAAGCCTTGTGCACTCGCTCGACAGGCTGGCCATTCCATTCGACGACGAAGCCTTCCGATACGCCTTTGTCCCGCCATCGCCTGAGATGAGCCTGAAGCCGTGTATCGAGCCCGACAGGTGGCGTCCGCTTCTTCGTCTCGCGCGTGCCCGGCGGCCGGCGATAGAATAGCCCTCGATCTACGTCGACATAGCCGTGTCCGACCGTTGGGCGGATTGCGGCCCCGCAGACGGCGCCGGCTCGCGTGCCAGTGTAAAGCGCGACCAGAATGAAGCGGGCGACGTGCTTCGCGGTATACCGCGCGGTTTCAAGGGGCGGGCCGCCGTTGTCGCCAGCGCGGCGCTCGCGCTTCTGTTTCTCGCGCATCCGCCAAGCCGCCCATAGCAAGCTGGCCACTTCGTCGCGTGTCAGCCAGCGCTCGCGAGGCACGCCCGGCGGCGGCAGGACAACCGGAATGGGATGGGTGACGATCCGCTCTTTCCAAGCGAGCCGCAGCGCGGCACGCAAATCCTCCAGCTCGCGCCGCGCCGCGCCCTCGGCGCCCCGGAATTTCGTATAGGCCTCGCAGGTGCTGGGCTTGACGTCGGAACAGCGCTTCGTGCCCCACCAGCTCAGAACCTTTGCCATCCGGTTGCGCAGATCCTGCGGCCTGGCCTGCTTCTCGGCACGCTGATCGAGATACAGCGCGACGATGTCGGCGATTAGCGGATCGTCGGATTGGGCTTTGGCCGCAGCGGCAGGATCGTACTTTTCGAGGAGGTATCGCCGGAGGGCGTCTTCGGCGGCTGGCACCTCATCAATGCCGCATCCAGTGCGAACCTTTCGCTTTCCGTCGCGGATGACCCAGCAGGCGCGATCAACAAGCCGGCCATCGGCGTCGTAGCTGGCGGGCTGCTGGTAGAGGCGGGCACCCTTCGTTGGACGCGGCATTGTCGTTCCATCTCTTCGATCGCGGCGAGCGAGGTGAACTCCTTGCCCGCCATGATCCAGGTTTCAAGACGGCCCGCATTTCGCTCTTTTCGGAGGCTTGACACGGTCATGGATTTGTCGGGGTAGGCAATGGCCGCGGCGATTGAGATCCGCAGCGCCTTGTCCTTGTCCATGTTGGACGGCACGATTTCAGTCATTCCGCCGGCCTCCGCAGCTTGACGACATTCGACCGCTCGGTGATGTCTTCGGCGGTCACCATGCGCCCGTCGGGGCCGAACCTCTCGGTTACCAGCCAGACCCTGCAATTCTCTCGGAAGGCAACCGGGAACGCGGATACATGATCCCGGCAGGCGCCCTCCGAAAGATAGCAGTCGAGCACTGGCGCATGGCCCTGGCTGATCCGGCGATAGCGCTCTTCGGCCTGCTCGCGGCGTGGCGCGGCGAGGTAGAGGGCTCGCATCATCACCAGTCTCGCCGCCGGCTGAGCGGCCGGCCGTTCACATAGAGGCGGCCCTCATAGTAGTGGACGGGCTTGCCGCCGTAGCCGAACTGGAGTGTCGGCAGGGTGATGCGCTTGCTCGCCGGCAGCTGGTGAAACGTCGGCTCGGGCTTCTCTTCGCTGGGGCGCCTGCGGCGCGGAGCTTGATAGGGCATCACGTTCATAACGCGAACCTCGCGACGATCGTGCGGGAAAGGCGGGTTTGCTCGGCGCGAGCTTTGACGACGCCGGCCGCGTAGCTGGAGCCCTGCGGGAGATCGAGCGCGTCACAAGTCGCCCGCGGCATGGTGCTGGCGTCATGCTTGAGCGCGGCGCAGACGCGGTTCAGGGCGACGACGAGCAGGCCTGGCGATGACGCCTCGATCCGCTCCTCGTTCGGGTAGTCGACTAGCGCGCGGAAGCTCTGGCGGATCGTCTCGTGGTCCTCGCCAGCGATGGCGTCGGTGACATCGCGGAGCTGCATCAGAGCGCTCCCAAGCAATTGCGGAGCGTTTCGAGCGCGATATCCACCTCTCGATCGGCGGTGCACCCGGCTTCGTGATCCAACAGCATGTCGAGGAAGGCATGCGCCCCGGCCCGTGTCGTAGGGCGGATACGGTAGGCCGCTAGCGCAGCAGCCTCACTGGCTTGGAACAGCCGGTCGAACTCGGCGTCTCCAAGATTGCCGGGATGGGTGTTCACTGCCATCACGGCGGTGAAATACGCCTCTGCCGCTGCTACGGCTGGATCATTGGCCGAACTTCCGCGGGCCAGACGGAGCGCATCCTCGGCGATGCCCCAGGCAAGCTGTTCCTGCAGATCGGCGCCGTCCCACAGAGTTCCGGCGGGGCGTCCAGCCGGCAGCCTGATCTTCAGGATGACGCCTTTGTCCGAGAGATCGCGCAAGCTGGCGGCCGGCGCTTCGACCATGCAGGTAGCTAGAGCATCGGCGAGCGCGTTGATCGCCGTCAGGCGGGGATTGTCCTCGTTGACCGTCAGCGCGGCGTCGTGCTCGCGCTCCACGATCGGAGCGAAGGCCGCCATAGCGGCGATGAAGGAGTAAGGCAGGGCGACGTGCTTCATCGGGCGGTCTCCCGGTTGAGGCCGGCATCGAGGCGGCGAGCGAGGTCGCGCGCGATCCAGGCCAAGGTGCTGATGCGATTGAGGGTGGCGACCTGCTCTTCCGCCATGCCGGCGCGGGAAAGCTCGCATTCCTCGGTGACGAGCATGTCCAACAGGACGGCGACATGGCCGGCGTCTTGCTCGGCGTCCTCGCTGGCGTAAGGCGTCGGAGCGCTCATGCCGCACCGCCTTGCGACAGAGCCGTCACCGCGAACGGGTCGGCGTCTCTGATCATGTAGTATTCGACGCCGAGCCGATCGCGCGGGTTGCTCGCAGCGCGCTCCAGCACCCCGGCCACGGAGTACAAGGCCCATTGCAGCAGGCCCTTAATTTCCTTGGCCTTGAAGTAGTCGGCGCTGTTATCGGCCTGCTCGGGCGTCAGCTCCCAAAGCTCATCTGCAAGGGCGCTGGCGATTGCGAGCTGATGCAGCGCGCCGTCGGCGCTCACCGCCTTGGTCGTGATGGTGGCGCCCCTGCGTGCGTGAAGCAGTTCGAAAATCTCGCTCCAGCGACGTTCATGCCGCCACCTATCTTCCGGCCTGTCTTTGGAGGCTGTGTCTTTCGCCCTCTCGGCCTCGATCATCGCATCCACGTAGCGCTGGCTTTCAAGCGCAATGGCGGCGACGGGGCAGGCTGTGTGAGGTTTAGGAACTGGCATTCGCATGTTGCCCTCCGCGTTAACGTTAATGCGTTATGCATCAAATGCGTTATTCGGTCAACGGCAATGCAGTAGGAATTTTTCTCCGCATTGATTGGAGCGCGAGGAAAGGATTCGACTCTGAAGGCGCGCTCTGGAATCTATGAGTACGAACAGGGAACAGGAGCGCGCGCGTTGAGTACCGCCCGACACCTGCAGCGAAGCGTCGAGGATCTGGAACGGTTGCTCATCGTCTGCGACGACTGCGGCCGGCAGCGGCTATGGCAGCGGGAAGAGATCCAGACGCTGGTCAGCCACGGCGTCGAGACGATGGCTCAGGCGCAGGAACGCGTCGTCTGCTCGGATTGCCGGCAGCACGGTCTAGGTCACGGCGGGAACGTGTTGATGTTCGCGACCTGGCGGGTCAGCTCTCGCCAGAGAACACGATCTTATGGACCGAGATCACGTCAGGCCGTGGGAATTCCAGCTCTTTCTGCGGGTTGAACTGCTCTAGGCGCAGCTCCTCTCCAAACGAGACGAAGCGTTTGACATACCCGGCGTAGATTGTCGGATCATCGGTCGCGATCTGTGCCAGGACGTAATCCCGACGCCGAGGCGGGATATGGGGGTTAACCCAGACCGTTTCGCCGCTTTCGTAGCGTGGGATCATGGATTCGCCGTGCACATACGCCGCGTAGGCATCTGGCACGCCCATCAGCATCGGCGGGCATTCGACCTCGGCGATCTTTTGCCCGTTCATCAGAAACCGGCCATCGTCGCCGGCTGACGCCAGACCGAAGACTGGAAGGCGCCTGATGGATGGGCTGGCTTGCGGCATGAGAAGTGGCCTGGACTTTTGGTCGGCCAGGGCCCTGCGCAGGCCGGGTTGCGCCGCCTGGACTAACTCGACAGTTCGCTTTTCGTAGTCGCTATCGTCGTTCAGCAGGAAGTCGATCGTGACCCCAAACGCACTTGCGTACCGTTGGGCTGCGGGCGTCGTAATTGCCCGAGATCCGTTCTCGTGCCCGACGTACGTCGCGACCGGCACGCCCAAGGCCTGAGCGGCAGCCGTAGCAGTCCGATATCCCGCTTCGACGCGAGCATATCTCAGGCGGTCTGCGGGAGTGCGTAAGTGCGTCTCGTTCTGCATCATTCTTCAGTCACATAAAAACGCTGCGGCGGCTACTTGCATTAAAAAAATGCAACGCACATAATGCAGATATGATTAATGCTTCGGAACTTCGCGCCCGCATCGGGTGGAACCAGCGCGACCTAGCGCTTTATCTCGGCTGTGACCAGTCCACGGTCAGCCGTATTGAAAATGGCGCCGATCCGAACGGACCGGTGTCACGCCTCCTTGTCCATTTGATCGGGGAGGTGGCTGCCGGACGTATCCCCGTGAAGGAGCGGCGCGCGCGGCGCGTTCGCACCCAGCCGCGTCGCGCGCATGCGGGAGGCAGCCGATGAGCCGGCCCGAGCCGACTGTCGCCCCCGGCGACGGCGTCAAGTCGACCGAGTTCATCGAAAGCTCGATCGAGTGGGCGGTTCACCATCTCGACGAGGCGCGCCACCGGCTCAAGGCCGGCGAGATCCCTGAATTCCACTGTGCGATCCGGAAGTTCGGAGCCTGCGCCAAGGCCCTGCTCGACACTGTGCCGGAAGTGCGGTGACCGATGCGCGCCTATGGGCAGATCCATTCCTCCTTCTGGACCAGCGCGACAATTCGCGGCCTCACTGACGACGGTCGGATTTTGGCGGCTTACCTGCTGACTAGCCCTCACACCAACATGATCGGCTGCTTCCGGCTGCCGGACGGATACGCCTGCGATGATCTCGGCTGGCCGGCGGATAGGGTATCGAAGGCCTTTTCCGATCTTGACGGCGCCGGCTTCGCCAGCCGCACCAGCACGACCAAATGGGTGCTGATCCACAAGTTCCTGAAATGGAGCCCGGTGAAGGGTCCGAAGCAGGCCAAGGGCGCCGCGAATCTCCTTCTACAAGTGCCTGAAGACGAGCCGCTTCGGCCTCGCCTGATCTCCGCGATCGAGCGCTTTTCTCCCGACGTGACCAAACCCATTGAGAGGGGTTCGGATAGGGTATCGGAACCCTACCGATTGCAGGAACCAACCAAACCAGAACCAGATATTACTGAACCTAAAGGTTCAGGCGCTGCCGCGCCGTCTGCCCAGCCTTCGGCTGATCCTCCTCAGGCTCTCGATTGGCCGACCCGCCTGTTCCGCGAAGGCCTCGCCATCGTCGTTGGGATGACGGGCAAGTCGGACCCTGCAGTCCGCACGCTCATCGGCAAGTGGCGAAAGACCGCGCAGGACGATTGCAGGCAGGTGCTACGCGTCATCGAAGACGCCCGGGATCACAACCCGGCCGATCCGGTCGCGTTCATCGAGGCGGCGCTCCGTAATCGCGGGAAGCCGGAAGGAGACGCCATGACAATGATGAGGCAGCGTCACTGATGCGCGACTTCCTCGATGACGTCAGAGCCGAAGGTATCAGCCTGCGCTCCTGGCAGGCAGGGAACCACAAGACGACTTGCCCGCGCTGCTCGGCGACCCGGAAGAAGAAAACCGACCAATGCCTGAGCGTGACGATCTTCGCTGATCGCGCTCGGTGGCAGTGCCACCATTGCCAGTGGACAGGCGGCGCCGGTGGCGACGAGTACCAGAGAGCGCCGCGGCGCGAGGTCAAGATGTTCAATCGGCCGGTCCGCGTCGATAATCCTCAACGACCGGACAAGATGCTGGCGTGGTTCGCGGGGCGCGGCATCTCGGCGGCGACGGTCGAGCTATTGGGCATCCACCGGACAAGCCACTGGTTTCCGCAGACCGGTGCGCAGGCCGATTGCATCGCCTTCCCCTACGAGTGGCAGGGCGTCCTGCGGAACGTCAAATACCGCGACGGCCTCAAGAACTTCGTGCAGGAGAAAAACCCCGAGCCGGTTCTGTACAACGCCGACGTCATCCAGCCAGGCGAGGATCTGATCTTCGTCGAAGGCGAGATGGACGTCCTCGCCATGATCGAGGCGGGGCTCACCCGAACCGTCAGCCTGCCGAATGGAGCGCCCGAAAAACCCGAGCAGTCCGAAAAGCGGTACGACCCGCTGAACACGCATGCAGCCGAGCTGGAGCAGGTCAAGCGCATCCTGATCGCCACCGACATGGACGGGCCGGGCGAATTGCTGGCTCAGGAACTGGCGCGTCGGCTTGGCAAGGATCGCTGCTGGCGAGTCCGGTTCCCGACTGCGGGCGACGTTCAGACAAAGGACGCGAACGAGTGCCTGCAGAACCACGGCGCCGCGGTCGTCCGCGAGTGCGTCGAGCAAGCGGAGCCTTGGCCGATCGACGGGCTGTACGATGCCGACGACTTCGCGGAAGAGGTCTGGAGCATGTATCGCGGCGAGGGTCCGCAGCCCCTGACCTGCGGCATGGGGCCGGATCTCGATCAGGCTTTCAAGGTCATCCCAGGCCAGTTCATCGTGATCACCGGCATCCCGAACCACGGCAAGAGCCGATGGCTCGATCAGGTCGCCGTGAGCATGTCCAACCTTCACCGCTGGCGCTGGGCAATCTTCTCGCCGGAGACTGGTAGCGGGAACCACATCGCGGATCTTTGCGAGATCAAGGCCGGTCGACCTTTCCACCCAGGCCCAACCGAACGGCTCAGTGAATTCGAGCTTCAAGAAACTCTTGGCTGGGTGCAGGATCGCTTCGCCTTCATCGACGCGGCCGATCATACGCCTTCGATCGACTGGATTCTGGAGCGGGCCAGAGCGGCGGTACTGCGCAAGGGTATCCGCGGCCTCATCATCGACCCGTTCAACGAAGTCGAGGCCAGCCGGCCGGACAGGATGACCGAGACAGAGTTCGTCTCGCAGCTGATCAGCAAGTGCAAGCGCTTCGGAAAGGTGCACGAGGTCGCCGTTTTCATGGTGGCTCACCCGAAGAAAATCGACACGGCGCCAGGCAGCGGCAAAGAGCCCATCCCTGGCTTGTACGACATTTCGGGCTCGGCCCATTGGCGCAACAAGGCGGACGCAGGCCTCGCCGTTTACCGCGACTTCGACGAGCGCTGTACATACCTCGTCTCGCACAAGATCAGGCGGCAGCCGATCTGCGGAGCGCCGGGCCTCGTCAAATTCTGGTTCATGACGGCAAGCCGTCGCTTCGACCCGGCAGCGGGGAGCTATCAGCCTTACGCCGGCAAGGACGCGCCGAAGTCTTCCGGCTCTCGTCGGAGAGGAGGAGACGCATGAGGCCTGATCAAATCCTCGAGCTGGCCCAAGCGATCTATGCAGCGCGCTTCAAAGGCGCTCCGCCGCGCACCGTCACGCCGTGGGGCGAACTCACCGAAGAAGCGAAGGAGACCTGGCTCCGCTGCGCCCGCGCCGCCGCTGTCGTCGAGAGCAAGCGGTGCAGCACCATCGCGAAGATGCACGCCCATCACGCGCTCTGGACCGGGCTGATCTCGCACGGATGGGACGAGACGACCGAGCTGTTCGGCCGCGGCCTCGCGCATCGCATCGCCGACAGCATCATGTGGAAGGTCAGGGACGAATTGCTTTGTGAGCCAATCACCCAACAGCCGGGAAAGGTCTAGACATGACTGAACTTCACCAAGACCAGCAGAAGGTCACAGACGCCGATCTCGGCTATCCAGCTTGGCGTGGCTTCGTGTCCTGGGCTTATGCCGACGACCGAATGCGAGAGATCTTCACGGTCGAGACCGGCATCGCTTGGCCGGCGGCGCCAAGCAACGGTCTGGATCTGCTGATCGATAGGGCGACGGGCGCTGAGACGGGCGTAGCCGGCGCCTTCGTGGTCTGGGCAAGCGAGCAGTGGGGAGAGGAGTTTTGCCCGCCGCTGATGCGCGAGGCGATAGCGAAGCACATCCGTTCGAAGGACAAAGGCTGATGGCGGGACGGGCACAGAAATTCGCCGAGCAGGCGCGCGTGCTGGCGCAGCAGACCGCCGCCGGCCGGAAGCCCGATCTCGGCATCCGCGAACCGAATGGCCGCCTCAGCCGCTCGGCGAAGAAGCTGCTCGGCTCCGACAGCGTGAACGAGATCTATCGCGTCCGCGCTGCGGCTCTGTCCGGTGCTGGTGATCGGCGATGGGGGACGCAACTCGGCCGGCTGTTCCTCGAAGGCAAGATCACCGGCGAGCAGTACGGCGCGGGGATGGGCTGGGATCGAGTCATCACGCGCTGGCGGGCGATCCACTGTGGGCCGCAGTTCAATCCGAAGTCCGGGCTGGCTGTGCTCTTCCGCGTAAGCGGGGGAGGGGCGTCCATCGGCGATATCGTCGCGGACCCGGTCGAGATCGAAACCACAGAGCTGGTCGACGACGTGATCGGCTCGTTCGATCGCGGCATTTCTGACCCGACTCTGGTCGCCGTCCGCGAGTGCGTCGAGCTGGATCAGATGCCCGTAGGCTTCGGCGGCAAGCTCCTGCTCGACGACGGGCTGAACCACCTGGCCGATCTTTGGAGGATCGAGGGTTGAAATAATGGGCCTGCTCGCAAGCGGGCCCTTACTCTGCCTGAGCAACCTAAGGTAGGTTACGGTGCGAATCGCGAAGCGGGGGACTTATGCCTGAGGATTTTAAAGATTCCGTGAGTGCGGCTGTGAGCAAAATTCGCGCAGCTGAAAAGGAAAAGAGCGATCGGGCACGCCAGTTACATGATGAGGCTGCGAAAATAGCAGCACAGATTAAGTCGGTAATAGCCGAGACAGTGCTGCCGGCCGCTCAGGCATTCAAAAGCGCGCTAGTCGAGGCCGGGCAGCAATGTGAGATCACCGAGACACCTGCTGCTCAAGATCAAAAAACCATCGCTCGGCCTGTGATCAAACAGTATATTGTCAATGTTTCGGCGATCGTCGAAGGCAAGGTAGGGTCCGTGGATTTCAGCTTTGAAGGCACAAAAGCGGGGATCAAAATCAGCCCTCCACGGTTAGGCCAAGCGCCAGAGGTCGACACCAGGCCAATCGGCAAGTTTGATCGGACCGTGGCCGATACAGCGCTCAAAAAGATGCTGGAGCGAATTTCCAGCCGTCCCTAGAACCGACGTTGACGTCGAGTCCCGGATGTCAGATATTGCGTCGTAGCGATTTGCGCCCGCGGCCGAAAGGCCTGCGGGCGTTGCTTATTAGAAATCCGTTCATAACGCCGTACTCGGCTTTACAGTCCGGTGTCGTCCCCCATTAGCTTTTGGGTATGACACAACGCCCGTCCTGGCGACATCACTACATCCCGGAGTTTTATCTGCGTCGGTGGATGCCCGGGGGCACAAAGCCCCTGACGGTTTTCTGGCGCCCTGCCGGAAGCCCGAAAATCGTCGCGCAACGTGTTTATCCTAAGGCAACGGGCTACATTGACCGACGTATCGTTGAAGGTGGAGCCGATCCGGCGCTGTTCCAGATCGCCGAGAGCGAATTCTACACTCCGGCTGATAATGCTGCCGCCACGGTTCTGGCGAAAATGGAAACGGGTGCTCGCGAATTTTCCGGTGATGAGCGGTCAGCCTGGACACGCTTCATACTGTCCCTCATCTTTCGCACCCCTGAAGCTTTTCAAATTACCCTGGCGACGCTCCGGGAAGACGTCCTCAATACGTCGCCGGAGATGGAGCGCAGTTACCGCAGATCGAGGGAGCCGGGAATGCCGGCCACGTTGCGAGAAGCAATGAAGGCGTCGTTAGAAGACGGGAGTATAGCAGCAAACGTCGTGAAAGTTCTGGTCGACGTGAACAACAGCGATAAAATTGGGACGCATCTGGTCCGGATGGCTTGGGGTACTATCCAATCCGGTCCATTTGTGCCGGCTCTTCTTACATCAGACAGACCCGTTTTGATCTACCGACCTCTATCGGCACCAGACGCGCACATCCTAGTGCCAGTCGGCCCAAAGCGGATATTCGTAGCTGCACAAACTGACGAACTGTGGCGCCGCATTGCGGCCAGAAGTGCGCATCAGACAGTCCAGTCATTGAACGAAGAAGTTGTTTCAAGAGCTGTGAAGTACGTCTTCGGCTTTTCTGATTGGAACCACCGCTATATTTCGGAGAAAATGTCGACGCAGCCTCAGGCGACTGTCATCGAAAGAGTCCACGCCCAAAGACAGGCGCGGCTCAGAGTGGGGCAGCGACGAATCCGACAATAGCCGCATGCAGGGCTTTGCTGTCTGGCTGGGCTTTTATTTTCCAGTCATTAGGACGAGCACCAATGACATTGACGGCAAAACAGTCTCGGTTCGTCGAGGAATACCTTGTCGACCTGAACGCGACGCAGGCGGCGATCCGCGCCGGCTACAGCGAGAAGACCGCGAAGAACATCGGCTACGAGCAGCTGCAGAAGCCTGAGGTCGTCGAGGCGATCTCGGCGGCGCAGGTAGCGCGATCGGAGCGGACCCGGATCGATGCAGATTGGGTGCTGCGCCGCCTGGCGGATGCCGTCGATGCCGACCTCGCGGACATCTACGACGAGCATCAGAACCTCAGGCCGATCGGGGATTGGCCGGCCATCTGGCGGAAGGGGCTGATCTCCGGCGTCGAGGTCGAGGAACTGTTCGAAGGCCGGGGCGAGGACCGCGAGCACATCGGCCGCCTGCGAAAGGTCAAGCAGGCCGACCGGACGAAGCTTCTCGAATTGCTCGGCAAGCATGTCGAAGTTCAGGCCTTCAAGGAGAAGGTCGAGCACGAGGGCGCGATCGCCCTGACGCCGTCGATCACGATCAATGGCAAGCCAGGCTGACGCCGAGATTACGGCCGACTTCCATCCTAAGCAGATGGTGGCCTTCGAAAGCCTGGCGACCGAGATCCTTTATGGCGGCGCGGCCGGAGGCGGCAAATCGTTCCTGATGCGCCTGGCGGCCATCATCTGGTGCTCTGCCATCCCCGGCCTGCAGGTCTATCTCTTCCGCCGCGTCTATGACGACCTGATCAAGAACCACATGGAAGGCCCTGCGGGCTTCCGATCCATGCTGGCGGGCTGGGTGCTCTGCGGCTTCGTCAAGATCGTCGAAAACGAGATCAGGTTCTGGAATGGAAGCAAGATCTACCTGTGCCACTGCCAGCACGAAAAGGACCGGTTCAAATACCAGGGCGCCGAAATCCACGTCCTGCTGATCGACGAGCTGACGCACTTCACCGACAAGATCTATCGGTTCCTGCGCAATCGCGTCCGCATGGTCGGCATCGAGGTGCCGGCGCAGTATGCCGGCCGCTTTCCGCGGATCATCTGCGGTGCGAACCCGGGCGGCGTCGGCCACCAGTTCGTCAAGGCTACGTTCATCGACGGCGTTCAGCCGCTCAAGGTCTATCAGGCGCCGCCGAGCGAGGGCGGCATGCTTCGCCAGTTCATCCCGGCGCGTCTCGAAGACAACCCGAGCATGAACGACAACGATCCGGGGTATGAGAATCGTCTCGCCGGCCTCGGCTCGGCCAGTCTCGTCAGGGCAATGCGCTATGGCGATTGGGATATCGTCGAGGGCGCGTTCTTCGACAATTTCCAGAAGGCTAGGCACGTCATCCGGCCCTTCACGATTCCCGAGCATTGGCTTCGCTTCCGAGCCGGCGATTGGGGATCGGCAAAGCCTTTCAGCTTCGGCTGGTATGCGGTCGCTTCGGAGCACTTCATCGCCGGGCCGAAAGTGTTGATCCCGAGGGGGGCGCTGGTCCGGTATCGCGAATGGTACGGGGTCGCAACCGATAGCGAGGGCAGGTTCGTCCCTGATGTCGGTTTGAAGATGAATGCCGAGGTCGTCGGCGCTGGAGTGCGCGAGCGCGATCAGGGCAACGCGATCAGTTACGGCGTTCTAGACCCGGCGGCATTCACCGCCGACGGCGGCCCTTCCATCCAAGAGCGGATGATGAGGGGCACGAACGGCACGAACGGAGCCACCTTCCGGAGAGCTGACAACGCCCGTGTCGCCCATCGCGGCGCCATGGGTGGCTGGGATCAGGTTCGCGCGCGGCTGGACGGCGACGAAGACGGGCGGCCGATGCTGTTCTTCTTCGAAACCTGCGTGCACGCGATCAGGACGATTCCGGCGCTCCAGCACGACGAAGACCGGCCGGAAGACCTCAACACCAACATGGAAGACCATGCGGCTGACGAGGTCCGTTACGCCTGCATGTCGAGGCCATACCAGCGGGTTGCGCCGCCGCCCCCGCTCCCCAAGCCGAAGCCCGGTCAGGTGCAGTTGCCGCCGCCGCCCGCTGCTTCGTCTGGCGTGAGGATCAAACTCTGATGGCAGACGAAACCAACATCGACGACGCCGAGGACGTCGCTGAGGGCAAGGCCCCGCGCTCGGCGAAGTCGTGGCTGTCGGCGATCGAGAAGTCGCAGCGCGCGTTCGAGCCATACCAGCTTCGCTGCGACAACATCGACAAGCTCTATGCCAACCTTGAACGGCTTGCGAGCCTAGGCCGTGATCGCGAATTCCAGATGTTCTGGGCGAACGCCGAGGTCTTGAAGCCGTCAGTCTACTCGCGCCCGCCAATTCCGGTCGTCGTGCCTCGCTTCCGGAGCGGCAAGCCGATTATCCGCCTGGCGTCTGAACTGCTGGAGCGATCGACGTCGACCGCTTTCGATCTGACGGGCATCGACACGGTCATGAAGCTGATCCGCGATGATCTGGTCATCAACGGTCGCGGCGTGCCGTGGGTGCGGTACGAGACGCGAGGCGAGAGCGATACGAAGACCGAGCGGGTCTGCGTCGAGCACGCTGATCGCAAGGACTTCGCGCACGACCTGGCCAGGAAATGGGCGGATGTCGAGTGGGTGGCCAAGCGCTCGTGGTTGTCGCGCGACAAGATGCGCAAGCGCTTCAGCAAGACGAGCGGCAAGGCCTACCAGACCGCCACCTATGCCGTTCGGAAGGACGACAAGGACAACGGCGCCGACGACGGGGCGAGTCAGGCCGCCGTCTGGGAAATCTGGTCTCGGTCCGCCGACAAAGTCATTTGGGTAGCCGAGGGCTGCGACGTTCAGCTCGATCAGGGCAAGCCGCACCTGACGCTAGAGGGCTTTTTCCCGTGCCCGCGTCCGGCCTATGCGACGATCCAGCGGCGTTCGCTGATCCCGGTTCCGGACGTCTCGTTCTATAAGGACCAGCTGGAGGAAGTGAACCAGCTTACGGCGCGGCTGGATGCGCTGACGCACGCGATCAAGCTGCGCGGCTTCTATCCGGCCGGCGCGTCCGACTTGGCCGACGCTATCGAGGCGGCGATCAAGGCATCGACCGACAACGCCATGCTGGTCGGCGTCGCGAATTGGGCCGCGACCGGCGACGCCAGCCTGAAGGACACCATCGTCTGGCTGCCTCTCGACATGGTGGCGACGGTGATCCGCCAGCTCGTCGAGCTGCGCCGGCAGGTGATCGACGATATCTATCAAATCACCGGCCTCAGCGACATCATGAGAGGCGCGACGCAGGCGAGCGAAACGCTCGGCGCCCAGCAGCTCAAGAGCCAATACGGCTCGATCCGAATTCGCGACCGGCAGGAAGAGCTGATCAGGGTCGCGCGCGACCTCAGCGGCATCGTCGCGGAGGTCATGGCCGAGAATTTCCAGCAGAAGACCCTGCTGGACATGAGCCAGATGGATATTCCCAGCGACGCCGACATGGCCAAGCAGATCCGGCCATTGGAGCAGCAGGCGAAGGCGATCGAGGCGAGCATTCGCCGCGAGATGGCCGATCCCGAGACGCAGGAGCTGGCTCGGCAGAACCCGGGTCAGGCCAAGCAGCTGATCGAGCAAGCGCAGGGCCAGGCGCGGGAGCTGCTGGAGCAGGCGGACAAGCTTCGCGAGCGTCCGACGATCGAGGCGGTGATGAAGCTGCTGCGCGACCAGCGTCTGCGGCCCTTCGCCTTGGACATCGAGACGGATTCGACGATCGAGCCGGACGAGAACGCCCAGAAGCAGCGCGCAACCGAGTATCTGACGGCGCTCGGCGGCCTGCTCGCCCAGGCGATGCCGGGCCTGCAGCAGCTGCCCGAGGCCGGCCCGTTGATCGGCGAGACCATCCGCTTCGCGCAGCAGCAATACCGCGTCGGGCGCCAGCTGGACGGCGTTGTGGAAGAGTTCGTGGACGCGCTCAAGGCGCGCATGCAGTCGGCGGGTAGCCAGACCGATCCAGCCGCGGCTGCGGCTGAAGCCAAGGCGGCATCCGACGCCCAGGCAGCCGAGGCGGACCAGAAGGTGAAGCTGTCGGACGCCGCTATCCGGAAGCAGGAAGCAGACGTCAAGGCGGCGCAGGACATGCAGGCGCTGCAGGAGCGCCAGGCCGAGGCCGCGCATAAGGAGCGCGCCCGCGCGGAAGAGCTGGACATGAAGGCCATGGAGGCAGCAATCCGTCGGCAAACGCTCGAAGACGAGCGCGAAGCGTCGGCGCGGCGGCATGCGCAAGAAATGGATGCCGGCGCTCTCAAGATCGAGATCCTGCGCGCCCAGCTCGCGAAGATCGTCGCGACCCCGCTGCCGCAGCCACCTGGCGATGAGAGAGAGGCCGCCTGATGGCCCGCGAGAGCTTCGTCTTCGATCGCGCGACCGGCGAACTCGTCGACCGCGACCTGTTCTATGCCCGGCAGCCGGCGCCGAAGCGCTCCGGGCTCGCGGCACCTATGGTGATCAGCGACGGCATGCCGGACACGCAGCACCCGTGCACCGGGCAGTACATGTCCAGTAAGTCCGCCTACCGTGCCGTGACCAAGGCGCACGGCTGCATTGAGATGGGCAACGACCCCGCCCGACTCCGGCCACGGCAGAAGCCCAGGCCGGACCGCAAAGCCATTCGCGACAGTGTTGCGAAAGCCCGCGCCCGCTTCAATCGGGGCGAGCGCACCACCCCCAAGTAACTCCCACTCCCTCAGACGGAGCATCCCATGTCGGATCTCGACGGTGGCGCCAGCGCGCCGGCCGCAAGCACGCCTGCGTCCAATGTGGACAGCAATGACGTCGTTCAGACCCCCAATGCGGTTTCGACGGAGCCGCGCCCGGCACCGGAGGCTAAGCCGGCCGAACCGGAGCCGAAGAAGGAAGCCCCCAGCGCCCGCGACGCGCTGCGCAAGGCTCGCGAGCAGGTCAACGCGCGCGACAAGGATGGCAGCGAGCCTTCCGACCGGCAGAAGCCGGTAGCGAGCGAAAGCCAGAACCGGGACGACGGCGGCAAGTTCGCTGCGAAGAACGGCAAGCCGGCCGAGCCTCAGAAGGATGCTGGCAAGGAGCCGGCGCAGCCCAAGGCTAGTGAGCCTGCAAAGGCTGATGCTGCCGCCAAGCCGCAGTCCTTCACCGAAGACGAGGTCAAGGCACCGACCCGCTTCCACGACGGCGCCAAGGCCGAATGGCAGACGACCCCGCAGGCGGTTCGCGCCGAGGTCGCGCGAATGGAACGGGAATATGAGGCCGGCTATCGAAAGTATCGCGAGAGCGCCGAAGCTTTCGAGCCGGTGCGCCGCTTTCACGACATGGCCAAGCAGGGCGGCACCACGCTTGATGCAGCGCTCGATCGCTACGTCAATCTGGAGAACCTGCTGCGCCAGGACGTCGACGCCGGCCGCATCCCGATCCGAGGGCTTGAAGAGGTCTGCCGCAACTTCGGCATGTCGCTGCGCGATGTCGCCTCAGCCGTGCTGGGCCAAACACCGGATCAGACCGCCTCTCAGCAGGACGCCACGATCCGAGAGCTGCGCCAGCAGGTCGAGCAGCTGACGAAAGCGGTCGGCGGCGTCGCCAACACCTTCCAGACGCAGCAGAAAACTGCTACGTTGACGGAACTCGAAGCGTTCGCGGCTCAGAACCCGCGCTTTGAGGAGCTTTCGGAAGACATCGCGTTTTTCCTCGAAAGCAAGCGGGCGAAGGATTTGGCGGAAGCCTATTCCCTCGCCGATCGCCTGAACCCGGCAGCCGAGCCGGCCAAATCGGCTACAGGCCCTTCAGCGGGCCGCGCCCAGGAGCCTTCAGCGGCTCACCCCAACGCCGACGTCGCTCAGACCGACAAGGGCCAGAAATCCATCACCGGCGCGCCGAGTTCGGGCTCAGACCCCGCAACGACCAAGCGGCCTTCTTCGTCAATCCGCGAAGCCCTGAAGCGCGCCAAGATGGCCGCGGGCTGAGCCTATTGAAGGAAAGCCCCTATGGCTCCTTTGACCAATGTTGAGAAGAACCAGGAGATCCTGTCCCTGGCGCTCGAAGACCGTTCTTCGGGCTACCAGGATCTGGTCTCCAACAGCAACGTCCTGCTGGGCGTGCTGAAGGAACGCGGCTTGTGGAAGCCGTATTCCGGCCCGCGCATCCGCGAGCGCCTGCTCTACAACAAGACCGGCTCGGCCGTCTGGTACAACGGCTACGACTTCCTGAACCCGGTCCCGGCCGAGCTGTTCAACGACGCCGAATGGACGCCGAAGATGCTCGCCGTCGCGGTCACGCTGTCGAGCGAGGAAATCCTGAACAACTCGGGCGAGAACCAGCTCGAAGACGTGATGGAATCCCACATCGAGGCGGCCGAATCGGAGCTGCTGGACGAGGCCGATGTCTCGATCCACGGCAACGGCGCGCGCTTCGGTGGCAAGGAGCTGGGCGGGCTGCAGCTCGCCGTTCCGACGATCGTCAACTCCGGCATGTATGCTGGCATTGACCGCGGCGCCCAGGCTGTCTGGCGCACGTCCGCGTTCGATATCCAGTCGGCGTTCCCGAACGTCCCCGGCGGCACGCAGTTCACGAAGGACACCATTCGTCCGATCCTGAACGACGTCCTGACCCGCCGCTCGCGCGGCAAGCAGGCGGCCGATCTGATCCTGATGTCGCCGGAGCCGTACGCGGCGTATGACGCGGCCACGGTCGCAATCCAGCGTATCACGGAGGATGGCGGGCGCCTCGGCAAGCTGGGGTTCCAGTCGCTGAAGTATGTCGGCGCCGGCCGGACGGTCGATATCGTGCAGGAGGGTGGCGTCGGCTCCAACATGCCGGCGAACACCATCTACGGGCTCGACACGAAGAACCTGCGCATGCGCTACCACCCCGAGCGCAACTTCAACAAGATCGGCCGCGAGATGATGCCGATCAATCAGGACGCCGTCGTCCAGTACATCGGCTTCATGGGCGAGCTGACCATGACCAATCCGCTGTTCCAGTGGAAGATCTACGACAGCAACCCGGCCACCTGACGGCACTGCGCCATTGACCGCGGCAGTGACGCCGCGGTCGCTTCCCCATCCCGATTTGAAGGAGAACGTCAATGGCGTTCGTTCCGCACACCCCGCATCTCGGCATGCCGAAGATCGCAGACACGCTCCCCGCCTCGTCGGCGGCCGGGCGTTCGACACCTGGGCCTTGGCTCGGCGATATCATCCGCGCCCAGGATCCGGTCTATGGCACCGGCGAGTTCATCTATCTCGCTGGCGCGGCGAATACCGTCGTCGGCTCCTGGGTGACCTATAACGCTGACGACTTCTCGACGACGCTGCTGGCGCCCGATGCGATCGGCCCGGTCGCGGTCGCAATGTCGGCGAACGTCGCCAACCAGTTCGGCTGGTATCAGATCCAGGGCAAGGCGGTCGGGCGTGTCGCGACCGGCTTCGTCGACAACGCGAACGTCTATGCCACGGCGACGCCGGGCGTGGTCGACGATGCCGTCGTGGCCGGTGATCGCGTGAAGAACGCCAAGGGCGCTTCGGCGATCGGCAACCCTGCCGCGGGCCTCGCCGAGTTCGAGATCGCCCGTCCGTTCGTCGACGACGCCCTGGCGGCCTGACCGCTCAGCAGCATCGCCTCGATATCGAGCCCGCCGCGGTCCTCTGCGGCGGGTTTTCCTTTGCTCATCGTGAAAGGACAGGCCCATGACGGCCAATGCCAATCTGATCCACGTCAGCTTCCGGGTGCATACGGCGCTGAACGAAATGAAGTCGAAGAAGACGGGGCGTCCGATCTTCGACGAGCTTGAGGTCATCGAGATCCGGTTCGCCGGCAACAAGCAGACGGTCGCCGTCTATCCGGCGCATGATCTCGATCCCGAGGCGACGCGCGAGAACAACAACGAGCCCGTCACCTACGCGCAGCGCTACAACACGCAGTATCGCGCGTTCAAGAACCAGACGACGCAGGCGCAGTCCGGCACGCCGTTGGAGGAGCTGCCGTTCCTCACGCAGGCGCGGCGCCGCGAGCTGAAGGCGCTCAACATCCACACGGCTGAAGCGCTCGCCGCGCTCGACGGCCAGCCCCTGAAGCAGATCGGCCCCGGCGGCCGGGAGCAGAAGAACCAGGCACAAGCCTATCTCGACAACGCTGCGAAGAGCGTCGACGTGGTCGCCATGGCTGCCGATCTCGCCGCGCTGCGCCGCCAGGTCGAGGAGCGCGACGCGGTGATCGCGCAGCTCAGTGCCGGAGCGCCTGTCCCCCCGGCGCCCGCCGACGATGCCGAGGACGAAGACGGCGGCGACAAAGCGCTCGAAGACTGCACTGACGCCGAGCTGAAGGCCTTCATCAAGCGCGAGACGGGCGAGCCGGTTCGGGGCAATCCCAGCCGTCAGACCCTGATCGAACGCGCGATGGAGATCGCCACGGCGCCTGACGGCGACGAGACGCAGGGCTGATCGATGACGGTCCTGTCCGCCTGCAACAAGGCCGCGCTCCGGCTGCGCGGCAAGCAGGTCGCGTCCGTCTTCTCGACGACGGACCAGTTCTCGATGGAGCTGCGCGATCTGGCCAATGAGACGGCGCGCGCAGTCTCGGCAGAGCACGATTGGCAGGCCCTGACGAAGAAGCACACGCTCACCGGCACCGGCATCGCGACAGTGTTCCCGATGCCGGACGACTTCGACCGGATGCTCAAGAAAGGCGAGGTCCGATCGCCGAACTGGTTGACGGCCCGCTTCGTGCAGGCGCGCGATCTCGATCAGTGGATGGCCTTCGAAGCCACGGCTATCGCCGGCACGCCCGGCCGCTGGATCGTCGTCGGCGGCGAGATGAACATCCTGCCGGCGATGAGCGATACCGAGTCCGCGCAGTTCTACTACATCAGCCGAGACGTCACGAAGACGGGCAAGCCGGAGTTCGAGGCCGATGCCGACGAGTTCAAGCTCGACGAGCGGCTGATCACGCTGGGCGTCATCTGGCGGTGGCGCGCTCAGAAGCGGCTCGAATACGCCGAGGATCTGAAGAATTTCGAGATCGCCCAATCGCAAGCGATTGCCAAGGATCGTAGCCAGCGCCCGCTGATCATCGGCCCGCAGCGAATGCCGGGCAATGTTGAACTCGCCTTCCCCGGGACGATCGTTCCATGAGGCGCCCGGCCGCTCCCACGAAGCCACGGGTCGCTCGCGACAAGAGCTTTCCGTCGCTCGTGCGCGGCTGGATCGCAAACGAGGCACTGTCCGACCCGAAGCCGGGCGGCGCGGCGATGCTGGAGAACTGGTTCCCCACGGCTACGGGACTGCAGATGCGTGGCGGGTCTCAGACCTATGCGACGCTCAGCGTATCGCCGCAACCGGTTCGATCGATCTTCACCTATCTGAGCGGCATCGTCCGCCAGCTCTTCGCGGCAACGGACGATGCGATCTTTGACCTCACGACGGTGCTCATTTCCGACAATGTCGAGCTGGTCGACGACAACGACGCGAATTACGCGGTCGATGACGACCTGATCCTCGGCTTCACCGGCGTGGACCACCAGCAGGTCGTCTCAGGCCAGACGGGCGGCTCGTGGGTTTCCATCCAGTTCGTGACGGCCGGCGGCATCTATCTGCGGCTGGTCAATGGCCAGGACACACCGCTCGTCTATGACGGGACCAGCTTCTCGACGTCGCCCGACATCACCGGAGCCGGGCTCGATCCTGCCGACCTGATTTTCGTCTGGGAGTACAAGCGTCGCCTGTTCTTCATCGAGAAGGGCACGATGAACGCTTGGTATCTGCCGGTCGAAAGCATCGGCGGCGCTGCAACCAAGCTTCCGCTCGGCGCCAACTTCCCGCGGGGCGGGACGCTCATGTTCGGAGCGTCGTGGTCGCTCGATTCCGGCAACGGTCTCTCCGAACAGTGCGCCTTCATGTCGACCGAGGGCGAGGTCGTTGTCTTTCGTGGCGACAACCCCGGCGATACCGCAAGCTGGGATAAGGTCGGCTCCTATCGCATCGGCCGTCCGCTCGGCCCCCGCGCCGTTGTCCGCGGCGGCGGCGATCTGATCATCAGTTCCGATATCGGGCTCATCCCACTCTCGCAGGCGGTCGCGCGCGAGTTCGCGGCACTCTCGCCGGCTGCGGTCTCGTATCCGATCGAAACCGAGTGGAACGAGCGGGTGAAGACCCGCAGCGCCGCCCCTTGGCATGCAGAAATCTGGCCGACGAAGCAGATGGTCCTGATCGCGTTGCCGAGCATCAACGGCACGAGCCCGGAAATGCTGATCGCAAACGCGCGCACCGGCGCATGGGGACTCTATTCGGGCTGGGATGGCTCTTGCCTGGGGCTTTATCAGGAACGTCTGTTTTTCGGGACGCCGGATGGACGGGTCGTCGAAGCCGAGATCGGCGGCTACGATGCCGGGCCCGCCAGCCAGCCAAGACAGCCATATACTGCTATCGCAGTTCCGCAGTTTGACGGACTGAGAAACCCCTCGGCGCTGAAGGAAGCGGGCATGGCGCGCGCCGTCATTCGCGCGCCGAGCGACGTCATTGTCCAGATCTCGGCTCACGCCGATTATATGATCGACTTTCCGGTTGCGCCGAGTTCTGCCCCGGAAGCCGTCCGCTCGATCTGGGGTGTTGGTGTCTGGGGTCAGTCGACCTGGGGCGCGAAGGAGGTCAAACTCACGACGCAGGAATGGCAGTCCGTTTCAGCACTCGGCTACGCGCTCACGGCGGGCGTCCAGATCACCAGCGGTAGTGTCGCTCCGCCCGATGTCGAGTTGGTCCGGATCGACATGACCTATCAGGTCGGCGACCTTTGATTGTCACCGGCCACGAAGTCGTCGAGTTTGTTTCCGAGCGAACCCGCCAGCGCTTCGTCCCGCCGTTCGTGGCCATCGGGCGGGAGGTCGACGGCGCGATCGTCGCCGGCATCGTCTTCAACTGCTGGACCGGCGTCGACATCGAATTGAGCGTCGCCGCGTTCCCCGGCGGTCTGTCTCGGGCGTTGCCGCGGCGCGCCGGACGTTACGTGTTCCACGAGGCCGGATGCATCCGGGCCTCATTCACCACTGAAAGCCAGAAGGTCGTCGACCTTGCAATGCGGCTGGGCGCTCAAACCGAGGGCCGCAAACGTCACCTGTTCGGCCCCGGCCGTGACGGCGTGATCCTTGGCATCCTGCGCGAGGATTGGAAGCTCGGATGAAAACCCCCAAGACCCCGCCGCCGCCGGACCCGAAGGAAACAGCTGCGGCGCAGGCCGGCGCCAATCGCGATACTGCGATCACGCAGGGCCTGATGAACATGGTCAATCAGCGCGGCCCTGACGGCTCGCTGACGTACAACCAGATCGGCGAGCAGGAGCTGACCGACAGCCTGACTGGCAACACGTTCAAGATCCCGCGCTACGAGCAGGTGACGGAGCTATCGCCCGAGCAGCTGCGCCTGAAGGGCGTCAACGATCAGACTGAGCTCAACCTTGCTACGATCGGCCGTGACCAGTCGGCGAAGATCGGCTCGTTGCTCGGGACCAACGTCAACCTGACCAATGACGCGATCGAAAACCGTCTTCTCGAGCTGGGCAGCAAGCGCCTCGATCCGCAGTTCGCCCGCGACGAAGAGGCGATGCGGACTCGGCTGTCGAATTCGGGCATTCAGCAGGGCTCCGATGCCTGGGCTGCGGAAATGGGTCGCTTCGATCAGGCCCGGAACGATGCTCGCAACCAGCTGCTGCTGACCGGTCGCGGCCAGGCGGTTCAGGAGATCCTGACCGAGCGCAATCAACCGATCAACGAGATCAGCGCGCTTCTCTCTGGTGCTCAGGTCGATCGCCCGACCTTCGGCGCGACGCCGCAGACCCAGCTGGCCGGCGTCGACTATCAGGGCGCGGTTCGCGACAACTACAATGCTCAGATGCAGCAAGCCCAGATGAAGGCGCAGTCCAACAACGCCATGATGGGCGGCCTCTTCGGTCTCGCCGGCAGCGTCGCGAAGGTCATCCCGTGGTCCGACCGCCGCCTGAAGACGGATATCGTTCTCGTCGGTAAGCTCGATAACGGGCTCGGCGTCTACTCCTACCGCTACAAATCCGGCGGCCCGATCCAGATCGGCGTGATGGCCGACGAGGTCCGCGAGGTCCGGCCTGATGCGGTCGTTCGCATGCCGAACGGTTTCGACGCGGTCGACTATGCCAAGGCGGTGCAGTGATGGCTGAAGAGACCTTCGTCTGGGGTTCTGGCGGCTCCAAGGATTCGATCGACCGTCGCCGTCGGATCGCTGAGGCGCTGATGCTGCGCGGCTCGGATACCAGCCCGGTCCAGCACTGGACGCAGGGGCTCGCTCGCGTCGCTGATGCCATCACCGGCCGTATGGAGATTGACAAGCTCGATAAGGACGCCAAGGCGGGCCAGAAAGCCTTGGCTGGCGACTTCGCAGAGGCATCCAGTCTTCCGGCCGGGACAGCCGCAGCCTCGGCCTCTCCGGCCGGTGGCAAGGTCGATATCGGCCCGGCGACGTTCAACGAGGTCGCGCCGCGTCTCATGTCCGATCTCAAGCGCGACTTCGGCATCAACGACATGCATGCCGCTGCCATCGCCGGCAACCTTGGGCACGAGTCCGCCGGCTTCGGCACCATGCAGGAGGTCAACCCGGTCGTCCCCGGCTCGCGCGGTGGCTTCGGCTATGCGCAATGGACCGGGCCGCGCCGCGTAGCATTCGAGAGTTGGGCAAAGGCCAACGGCCTCGATCCGAACGGCTACGCCGCCAATTACGGCTTTCTGCGGCATGAGCTTGCCAATACCGGCGAAGGCAAGGTGCTGGAGGCCCTGAAGGCTGCGCAAGATCCACAGACGGCGACCCGCATCTTTTCCGAACAGTTCCTGCGGCCTGGCGTCCCAGGCATGGGTTCGCGCCAGAAGTGGACGCAGCGAGCGCTGGCGTTCGCGCCGTCCGCGGATCGCCCCGCGCCGGGCGCCAAACCCGTCGGCGCCGAAACAGGCGTAGAAGGCTTCTTCATTCCGCCCGGCCCGGCTGGCGAGGGCCTGCCGATCATGCAGCCCGGCGGCGCGCTCCCGAATTTCGATCAGGACACTGGCCGCTGGACTGGCCCGTCCACGCCTCCGGCGCTGGCTGCGCAGACCACACCGGCGAACGCTCCCGCTGAGGCTGCCGCGCCCGAAGCGCCCGCTCCGTTGCCGCCCGTGTTTATGTCCGAAGGCACCAGCCAGCCGTGGATGGGCAGCGCGATCATGCCGGCGCCGCCCGCACCGCAGACGGAAACGGTCTCTGCGCCGCTGCCGCCCTCAAGGCCTGCCAATCTCCCGATGGCGGATATCCCTGCGCCTGGCGCGCGCGTTGCCCAGGCGATGGTGACGCCCGCGCTGCCGGCCATGCAGCCGGACCTGTCGAATGAGAACGACGGCGGATCTCGCGCCTTCGCGGCGAGTGGCGGCGGGGCGAATACGCCTGTCAGTGACAACGCGACGATCTTCGATCGCATCGTCTCGGCGATGGGCGGACGTGCGGCCCCCGCCGCATCGGCACCGTCCCCAGGGGTCGAGCGTGTCGCCGCTGCGATGCCTGCGGCGGCCCCGGCCTCCGCAGCCGCGCCGTCTCCGGGCGTCGCCAGGGTCGCTGCAGCGATGCCGGAGGGCAACACCCAGCTCGCCGCGGCGCAGCGCATCCTGAACTCGCCGTATGCCAATCCGGGTCAGCGGGCCGTTGCTCAGGCCGTCGTCGAGCGCGCGATCAAAGGCGCTGACATGGAAACCATCACGCGGCCGGACGGCTCGGTCTGGCGCGCTCCCAAGACAGGCGGCGGCGCTCCGGTGCAGGTGTTCGGCCCGCAGTCGAAGCCTGCCGAGCCTGGCTCTCAGGTTCAGGTCTTCCGCGACGATAAGACCGGCGAGATCGTCGCTGTCGACAAGACGAAGGTCGGCGCTGGGGCCGGTAGCGACGTCGTTCGGCCGGGTAAGCCGCGCCCTGACGACAACATGGACGCCGAGGGCAAGCTCAGGAATGAGTTCTCCGGCCGCGTGAAGGAATTCGGCACGGTTCAGGACGCCTATGGCCGCATCGTCGCCTCGGTGCAGAACCGGATTGCGAACCCGCAGGAGAAGAGCCCGGCATCGGATATCGCGCTCGTCTTCGGCTACATGAAGATGCTCGATCCCGGCTCGGTCGTCCGCGAGGGCGAGTATGCGACGGCCCAGAACGCGGCCGGCATCCCCGAGCGTGTCCGCAACTACTACAACAAGGCGATCGACGGCGAATTCCTCGATCCCAAGCAGCGCGACGACATGGTTGCTACCGCCGGCCGGCTCTACAAGCAGGCCCGCGGCACGGCCTCGGCCGAAGGGAAGCGTTATCGCGACCTTGCGACGTCTTACGGGTTGAACCCCGATCGCATCGTGGCGCTGCCGGATGAGATCGTGATCCCGAAGACGGCGGTCGCGCCAGCCCCTGCTGCGGGAGCTGCCGGAGCGCCCGCGGCTCCTGGCGCCGTCGCCGCGCCGAAGTCCAAGGCCGAGTATGACGCGCTGCCGCGAGGCACGCCCTACATCGACCCGAACGGCCAGCCGAGGACCAAGCCATGACGGACTGGTGGAGCAAAGACCCGCTCGTTCAGGCCGCTGGCAAGGTCGCGACTGTCGTTGCGAACCCCGAACAGTGGTGGGCGAACGATCCGGTCGTCGATCAGCCGAGCATGGTCTCGTCGGCGGTTCGTGGCGTGGGGCAGGGTATCTCGCTCGGCGCCAGCGACGAGGGCGGGGCGCTGGTGGCCGCCAGCCCGCTCTGGGGCTCGGGCGATCGGGCGAAATACGAGATCATCCCGAACCCGATCGACATGATCGCCGGCGGCGGCAGGATGCTGCTGGAGAAGATCGCGCCGGGTACCTTCGGCGATGGCGGCGGCAAGGCCTATGACGCCGCGCTGGAGCAGCGCCGCGCCGACGACAAGAAGGCGCAGAAGGCGAACCCCATCAGCTTCGGGGCCGGCGAGATCGCGGGCGGCATCGCACCGGTTCTGGTCGGTGCCAGTGCTGCACCGATGGCGTTCGGCCTGCGCGGCGGGCTGAAAATGCGTTCGGGCATGAGTGCAGGCTCCGGGGGCATCGTCGGCGGTGTCCAAGGCTTTAGTAGCGGAGAGGGTGGAGCGGAGAGCCGGTCCTGGGAAGCGCTTAAGGGAATCGCGGGTGGCACTGCCATTGGCGGGGTTGCTCCGGCCCTCGGTCAACTCGCCGGCGCCGGCTATCGCAAGGTTGCCGACGCTCTGATCGAGCGCACCGCCAGCGTTCCCGGCTACAGCAACAACGCCGTCCGTATCGTCGCTGATGCGCTGGAATCCCAGCGCGCCGTCAATCCGCAGATGCAGGCAGACATGGCCCGCTTCGGACCTGAAGCCATGCTGCTCGACAGCGGCGATGCCGTGAAAGGCTTGGCGCAGGGCATCGCCACGCGGCCGGGCGAGGCACGGGCACGCATCGTTGAGGCGTTGACGGAGCGCCAGGCCGCGCGCAACGGACGCATCGGAACCGATCTCGATGAAGCGCTCGGTCGAGCCGTAGTTCCTTCTCAGGTCGAGACGCAGCTCGCCGCTGGGCGCCAAGCCGTGGGCGATGCCTATGAGCGGGTTTTCGAGAACGCCCGAGCCGTCGACACGACCGCGCTGGCGAACCAGCTCGACACGATGCTCGTCGACCTGCGCGGAGATCCGCGTCGGGCAGTGCAGAACGTGCGCAACATGCTCAACATCCCCGGCCAGCAGGTTCTGGACCCCAGCCCGCGCGCCGTCTTCAACATCCGTCATGCCATCGACGGCCTGCAGGCCAAGGAAGCCGACAGCGCCGTCCTGTCGCAGCTCGGTTTCGCCCGCCAGGCGATCGACGACTACCTGCGCGAGGCGGTGCCGGGCCTCAAGCAGGTTGACGCACGCTTTCAGGAGCTGGCGCGGCAGTCGGAAGGGCTCAAGCGGGGCTCGTCCATTCTGGACAGCGGCAAAGAAGCGCTTCGGCCGGCCGAGATGGTGGACACGGTCACGGCGGGTGTGACGCCTGATGGCATGTTCGTCGGACCATCCGGCGAAGCCTTCCGGATGCGCCAAGGCACGCGCGCCGAGATCGACCGTCTCGTCGGCACGATGAGCAACGACTATCTGGCCGTCCGCAAAGCGGTGAAGGGCGAAGGCGATTGGAACCGGGACAAGCTCGCGCAGCTGTTCGGCGAGGAGCGCGCCAGCAAGATCGTCAACTCTCTCGATCGCGAGGCTGCTTTCCAGCTTGCCTATGACGACGTCGTTCGCAACTCGATGACGGCGCAGCGCCTGGCTGGCAAGGAGATGGTCGCGGTTCGAGACGGTTCAGAGAGCAGCGGCGCCGGCAATACCGCGCTCGTCGGCGTCGTTGGCGGCCCGACAGGGCTAGCGGCTCAGGGCGCGATCAAGGGCGCGCGGGCGGCAAAGACCGTGCTCGACACGGCAGCTGATGAAGCTCGAAACTCCGATATCTCAAAGCTGCTCACGACGCGCGGGCCCGCCGTAGATCGCATCTTCGAAGTGCTGTCCCGCAACGCTCGCGGTCGGCAATCTGCCGAGGCTGGCAGCGCGGCGACCGAGCGCGTCGTCCAGGCACTGCTTCAAAGCCGCGGCTACGATCTCGGGGCGCTGTCGGCGCCGTATGCTCAGCGGGTGGCGCGGTCTGCTTTGCGCTGATCTCGGCGATGGAAGTAGAAGCCGAGCGAATAGCAGGCGGCGATTAACATGAAGCCCGTCCCGAGAGTGGCCCAAGCTGGCCAGCCTCGGGTCTGCTCTCCGATCCATTCGGAAAACGGGGCTGCGACGAAGATTGAGACGAGAGCCATGCCGCCGAGGAAGATCACGGCGGCGACAAGGAACGCGATGGCTTTGGCGACGGGCGGCGAGAACATGGCTGCACGCATAGCACGAGATCGAGCAGCCTAAAAGGTGAGCGGGATGAGCGATGTCAGTTCAAGACGTCCGGGTTCGGTAGTACTATTCGAAGCTCCTCCCGGATTTCAAATTTTGGGCCTTCAGGCGGTTGAAGGCCGCGAAACACAGATTCAGGTATTGGCCCGTTCACCACAAAGCGCTGCGCTTTCTGTTTTTCGCCTAGGTCCTGATGGGGGATCGTTTGCAGCGAAACTCCCCGCAGCGGGCGCATCTGCTTCCGGTCCGGCGATACCAACCACTCCGGAATGAGCCAAAAGGCGCCTTCGAACTCGATGGTATCCATCATCTGGATGCCGCCGCCCGAGATCAGCATCGTCTTGTAGATTTTCGCCATGGCTCCTCCCGGCGGTGATCCTGCCGCAGCGGAAGTCGGCGAGTCGAGTCCATCAGCGAATGACCAGCAGAGCCGCTCCTTACCGGGGCGGCTTTTTCTATTGAGGAGAGGCCATGCCTCGCGATGCAAATGGCGTCTACACGCTCCCGGCGATCTATCTGGCCGTCACCGGCACGACGATCATTGCTGCGCAACATAACGGACCGCTTGAGGATATCCGCCAGGCGCTGACGGACTCCCTGCCGCGCTCCGGCGTGGCCGCCATGGAGGGGGCGCTGAAGCTGGCGGACGGCACCCCGGCCGCGCCAGGCCTGACCTTCAATTCGCAGACCAATGTCGGTTTGACGAAGACGACCAACGGCATCGGCGTCGTCATCGGCGCCGAGGTCGTCGCCGAGTTCACCGCGGATGGCCTGATCGGGCTCCCGATCGGTACGCCGATCTTCGTTCCGGACGGAACCTTGCCGCCGCTTTGCGTCTGGGCGGACGGCCGAAACATCAGCCGCGCGACCTATGACAGGCTGTTCGCCAAATGGGGGACGAAGTACGGCGTCGGCAACGGTACGACGACGTTCGGCGTGATGGACGTGCGCGGGACCAGCTTTGTCGGGCGCGACAACTTCGGCGGAACCGATGCGAACCGCCTGACGAACGTTCCTGCCGTATCGGGCAACCGGCTCACGACGGGCTCGATCATCGGCGGAAACCTTCACACGCTCTCCGGGGGCGAGGTCGGCACGCACACGCACCCCGTCAGCGTCTCAGGCACGTTCAACGATGTCATACCGGCGTTCTCCGGCCAGACCTTCAGCACTGCGCCGCCGCAGTTCAACCTGACCGTAGCCACCAGCACGACCACCACGTCGAACAGCGTCGCCTCCTCGGGTACGGCGTCCGCGAACAGCGGTGGCAACGCTCACAACAACGTTCCGCGGTCGCTCGTCTGCGACGTCGCTATCTATGCAGGAGCCTGATCATGGCAATTGAACTGCGGCTATCCGAGGTGACGGCGCTCGGCTTCGATCTCGGCCTCGCCATCTCGGAATATCGTGTCGCGCTGCAGGACCACGCCAAGACCGAGGACGTGCCGGCGCCGACTGCTCATCCGCTCGTCGAGCAAATCGTCAAGCACGGCGAGGGCCAGGTTGTCGTCGTCGACGACACGCCGATTCCGACGCCGGCCGAGCTGCGATTTGCTGCCATGCAGGCGGTGCAGGCCTCGATGATGGAGCGCATCAACGCGCTCGCTTCGCCGGCCCGGCGCCAGCTCGCGCAGCACGATCTGAACGTTCTCAACGTCAAGCCGGTGCGGACTGCGGCCGAGGATGCGCTCGTCGCAGCAATTACAGACCTGTTCGCCACCATCGTCGCGATCGAGCGGCATTCGCTGCTGCTCCAGATCGAGATCGAGGATCTGCCCGACGATCAGGTGGCCGGCTGGGCACAGCACGGCTGGCCCGCGTGATCGGTGAGAGTAGCAAGGCAATCGTCATGACTTCGAAAGGTCGCATGCCGTGGCAACATTAATCCGCATCAGAGATATGCCAGGTGAAGCGTCCAACATGGACGCGGACGACTTCGCCGTGATCGATGGGCCTTCCGGCGCCCGCAAGATCCTGCGGGATGCCTTGCTCCGGTCCGCGGAAGGCTGCTCGCTTCGCCAGATCTCGGTGTTCACCGCAAGCGGCACTTGGACCAAGCAGGCTTGGACGAAGGCCGTCCGGGTGACCGTCATCGGCGGCGGTGGCTCGGGCGGTTCGCCGCAAGCTGCTACGTCGGCGATGGCGGTCGGCGGTGGCGGTGCGGCTGGCGGCTCGTCGATCAAGTTCATCCTCGCGGCGTCGCTCGGCGCAACTGAATCCGTCACAGTCGGGGCCGGCGGCGCATCTGCGACCGCTCCGTCCGCCGGAGCGGCTGGCGGCGCGTCCTCGTTCGGAGCGCACTGCTCTGCGACGGGCGGAGCAGGTGGCGCTGTGGACTCCACTGGCGGCGCCGCCGCAGCTGGCCAGCAGGTGGGTGGCGCGGGCGGAATCGGCTCTGGCGGCATTATCAACATTGCCGGCGCGCCGGGCGGCGCTGGCATTCGCTTCAGCGGGACCATCGGTCACGGCGGGATTGGCGGCTCCGGAGCCTACGGCGGCGGCGGTGAGAGCGTCGTGCAGGGCGTCGTAGGTAACGCCGGCCGCGGTTTCGGTGCTGGCGGATCATCGGGGGCGTCGAACAATGCGACCGGCCGCGCAGGCGGCGCGGGAGCGGGCGGCATTGTCATCGTTGAGGAGTTCGAATGATGCAGCGCTTTGCCCTGATCGTTGACGGCCGGGTCCACGAGATCGTCGAGATTCCCGACGAGGTCGAGATCGCCGATCGGTTTCATGCCGACCTGCAGTTCGAGCCCGCTGGTCCGTCCGTCGAATGCGGCTGGCTATGGGATGGCGAGCAACTGAGCCCGCCTCCGCCTGAACCGGAGCCTACGACTGAAGATCTGATGCGCTGGGGCGGCGACGTGATCCAGCGGCATTTGGATGCGAACGCGCAAACCCGCCACTACGACAGCATCCATACGGCGGTCGGCTATCGAAATGACCCGAATCCTGTCTTCGCCGCCGAGGCTGAAGCACTGTTCGCCTGGCGCTCTGCGGTCTGGACGGTCGGGCTCGCCATCATGGCGGAAGTCGCGATCGGAGGCCGCCAGATGCCGAGCGAGCCCGAGATCATCGCCGCGCTGCCGCCGATGGCGTGGCCTGCCTGATATCGCCTGCAGTCCGATCTTTCCACGCGCCGCCTCCGGGCGGCTTTTTCATGTCCGGAGCAATCGTATGATCCCCAACGAGGTGCAAGCCGCGCTGGTCGCACTCGGCTTTTCGATCGCGGTCGACGGCGTGATCGGGGCGAGGTCGCGCGCAGCGATCAGGGATTTCCAACAGCGGAACGGCCTGACCGCTGACGGCAAGGCCGGACCATTGACGATCGCTGCGCTGCACGCCGCGCTGGTCGAGGCGAAGCCGGCTCCGCCAGTTGCCGGCAAGGTCGTGCCCGCGCATTGGATGCCGCCCGGTCGCCTTGAGCGGATCATCTGCCACTGGACGGCCGGCCAGCATCGCGCCTCCGACACCGACCTTGCTCACTATCACATCCTGATCGAGGGCGACGGCAAACTGATCCGCGGAGAGAGCCCGATCTCAGCAAACGGGATCGGCGGCACCGGCAAGCGCGCCAGCCATACGCTGAACTGCAACACCGGCTCGATCGGCGTCTCGCTGTGCTGCATGGCCGGCGCCCGGGAGCAGCCCTTCGAGCCCGGCAAGGCGCCGATGACCGCCGTGCAATGGGAGCGGCTGGTGCGCGTCGTCGCTGATCTCAGCCGGCGCTACGACATCCCGGTGAGCCCGCAGACCGTGCTTTCGCATGCCGAGGTCGAGGCCAATCTCGGCATCAAGCAGCGCGGCAAATGGGATTTCACCCGGCTCGCCTTCGACCCGTCGGTCAAGGGCGCCAGGGCCTGTGGCGAGCTGTTGCGCGCTGGGGTCGCCGCTGTCCTCGCTGCCTAATCACACAAGCGGCAGCGCGAGAACCGTGCCTATCAGAACCACAATTGCTGCACGCAGCCACACGCCCTGCGCCTCATTGGAAGTCATCTTCCGCAACATCGACGCACCTTTGCTCGCACAAAACTAGGGCTGCCGGCCGCGGTCGGCTGGGAGGCGGCGTGGCCGGCAGCAGCTCGATGACTTGGGAGCCGCCGAGCAACCCCAGACTAGCGCGCGCATCGATCTTCGCAACTGACCATTCCGTCCGAATGGTCGCTTTCCCCAACGTAAACTCTAGGAGCAGATCATGAACTAACAAATCCTCAGCCTCCTCCGCACGCTCGTGCAGTCTGGCGCCAGCGCGCTTGCGGCCAAGGGACTCATCGATCAGCAGGGCGAGACGGTGCTCGTCGCCTTCGTGATGTGGCTGATCCCGACTACCTGGGGTTTGTACGTCCGTCGCAAAGCAGGCTTGGTCGCATCCGCCGCGGCCCTGCCGGAGGTGGCGACGATCGTCACCACGCCGGAGATCGCCGCGAAGGTCGACGACCCCCGCACTGTCGTCGCCGGCTGACCGGGAGGGCGCCATGCCCCATCGCGACAAGCCGCTGCCTGTCCGGCTCTATCTCGGCATCCACGATCACTTCCCGGCACGGCGCTCCGAATGGGTGCTGGCCTGCATCCTGATCGCCTGGGGCTGGATCCTGCTGAAGCCGGCCGCAGCCTTCGCCGGCAATCCGGCCTGGTCGCAGATGGCGGCGATGATGAGCGAGGAATCCTGGGGGTGCCTCGCCATCGCGATCGGCGCCTTCCGGCTGATCGCCCTGATCATTAACGGCACCTTCGCCCGCACTTGGTACGGGCGATGGTCGCCGCATGTAAGGGCGCTGGCAAGCTTCCTAACCTGCTTTCTCTGGTTTCAGATCAGTTTCGGCCTTTGGGCCTCCGATGCGGCGACGACTGGCCTTGCAGTGTATCCCGGCCTCTTCGTGCTCGACGTGATGAACATCGTCGCTGCAGCGCGTGACGCTGGGAGCATGGACAAGGCCATTGCCGATGACCGACCCTAGCGCGCTGTCGACCGAGAACATCATCGGCACGCTGATCGCCGGCATCGGCATCGGCATCTACATCCTGCGCGAATACTTCAAGACGCGGAAGGCGCCGGCGACCACGCAGAACGGCGACCGGGTCATCCCTGGCGTCACCATAGCCGACATGCAGCCGATCCGCGACCTTAAGGATGAGCAGGCGAAGACCACTGCGGCCGTCACCCGTGTCGCCGAGGCGCTGGAAGGCATGCTCGAGCTAACCCGGGAGCGGGCGGCGGACGAAGAGATCATGCGCCGCGCCGAGATCCTGGCGCAGCAGATGCTCAAGCAGTTGCCTGCCGGGAAGCGGGCGGCGCGCACGCCGCGCTAAGGCGGAGGGAACTGAATTCGAAGTTCGGCGTTTCGTCGCCGTCCCCTTGCCCCCGCAAGTGACAAACCTTCGCCCCGTCGGCTCGCGCCGGCGGGGCTTTTTTGTCGTCAGGCGGCGCAGTGAGATCCATTGGTGAGCAGCTGCCGCAGAGCTGCCCTGACGGTGTTCATGGCCTCCCGCAGGAGGTCTTCGTCCGGCCCGACTGAGTCCGGGTCCAGGCTGACATCGACGAGAGCGCTGACCCCTGCCCAAGTTGTCGGCACGATCCTGACGAGGCCGTCGAGCCTGCTCTCCCACAGGTTCGAAACTTGCTCCATCTGGCGGCTGTCGGTGCAGTTCTTGTAGGTCTTCCGCAGTTCGATCAACTTCTGCAGCGTAGCATTGTAGCGGTTGAATGCTGCAATGAAGGGATCGATTTGGGCTGTCTTGGTAGGCGCCGACATTCGGGCGATGGCCCGTCCGGTTGCCAATTGCATGTGTTTCCCCCGAGTGCTTTCTGAGACGATCGCATCTTTCGGCGATTACGAATCAACCAAGCCCACGCAACTGGCTGACAGTGACGCCCTCACTCTTAAGTTGCAGTTAATGTTAGATGGGTTGTAGTGTTGGCCGGCGAGATTCATTCACAGGTTCGTGAATCGTCGCTCGTGGCGGCCCCCCTACCGCGCGCCGCGTGAACTTGGGGCGCTGGTCGTCTCGTTAGCCCGCCAGCCTTGCTGGCGGGCCTTTTCTTCTGCGGTGTCCCGCGAGCATCGAAACGGCGCGTCAATGCCACGGAGTGCTGCCCGATTCAGGCGGGGCCTATCCCGTCGCTCCTTCCCGCTGCAACTGCCAAGGAATGTCATTGATCTCCCTTAGGAGAGCGGGCCGCGTGTTTGTCGGCCAGTCATCGCTCGGGGAGAGATTTAGAAGCTATGCTCGCAGCCTATATTGATGAGATCATCATGTTCTGCGCGGGACTATGGATGACCGCTGTCGGCTTGGGCTTTCTGTCGCTGCCAGGTAACGCTGCCATGCAACCCGATTGGGTGCCAAAGGTTGTCGCTCACTTCAAGTGGATGGGGCCTTTGCTATTGGTCATCGCAGTCGTCCTAGCGATTGCATCCAAGCCGGTCAGCTGA